GGCCGGAGGTGGTCGCGGTGCCGAGTTCTGCGTAGCCGTTATCTAGCCCACCGAAGGAACCGGGGGGCGGATCGTTGTAGACGGTGTAGCCGGTCTTCTTCCACGGGCTGCCGCCCCTGGCCATGCGTTGAACCAGCCCGCCCTGGCGGAAGAAGGCGATGTGGTTGTGGAGGCCCGAGCCGACATCGTGGATCATGTTCTCGGTGAGTCCTGCGATGTGGCTACCCGCGAACGCCTGAAGTGAGGAGTTCGCGGGTACGAAGTCGATTGCGCCGGGGTTGCTGGCAGAGCCGCGAGTGTGCGATGAGTTCGGCACACCGCCGACCGAGGCGTTGTGCTCGGGGGAGCGGTAGCTGGACGAAACCTTTACGCCGAAACGGCTGCTCAGGTAGTCCGCCACGGCGAGGGTGTGAGAGTCCACCCAGGCGTTGTCGCCGAGCTTCTTCATATCGGCGGGGGGTCCGCTGTATCCGGGGAGTGAACCGGAACTGCTGGAGAACAGGTCGCCAACCTTGCCCTTGATCCACTCCTTCACCTTGTCCATGACCCAGGGGCCGACTCCGGTGAACGGCTGGGGAAGGTCCGGGTTCGGGAGCTTGTTCAGGAAGAAGCTCGCGGGCTTCAGTACCGCGCTGGCAACATCGCCGACGGCGTTGTAGGCACCGCCCGCCACATCGGTCAGGGCGTCAACCGCGCCGCCACCGATGAGGCCAACGGGTCCGCCTTCTTGGAACCGAGGAGCCGTGGCGAAGTTCAGCTTGTCCAGCGCCTTCGGGCCTCCGGCCTTCTGGACTGCGTTGCGGTTGAGGACGTACTCGCCGCGTTCGAGCATGGCGGGTATGGAGTCGCCGGAGGGTGCGCCGCCGGAGAGCATGCCGCCGCGCTGCTTCTTCTCGCCGGCTGTCCGCCTGGAGCTGGGCGAGAGTTGGGATGTAGTGCCCACAGAGGTATCAATGTTCACACCGGGGATGAGGTCGATTACTCCGAGAATTTTGCCGATGAAGCTCGCGGCGGCGTTGTATGCGCCCTCGAACTTGTCTCGGATAACGTCTCGAATAGAGTTGAATACGGTGGCAATCGGGCTGACAATTCCCCGGAAGACTTGCTTGATCCCTTCCATATTCTTTGAGGCCGAGTTGCGGCTGGCCTCCAGCGCGTTGAACCACTTACCCTTGACTAGCGAGTCGAAGAAATCGAACGACTTAGCAATCGACTGGACCGCGCTCCACACGAGCTTGCCGACCCAGCGGAACTTGTCAAAGAAGATGTTCCAGGCGAACTTGGTTGCCTCCCCCACCCCGTACATGACCTGCGCGATAACCCTAAGCTCGCTGCTGTATTCCTTAGTGGCCTTCTTGCTGTCCCCCATAAGGTCGGTCAGGTCTATGAGCATGTCCAGGAAGTCCCGGAACGCCGGCATAACGGCTTGACCTACTGTTATGGCGAGATCGTTAAGGCGATTCTTGAGCACAGCGATCTTCGAGGAGGTGGTGTCGTAGCGCTTGTTGGCTTCCTCGGTTAGTGCGCTATTGCGCTCCCACTCGTCGGAGCCGGTCTTCAACTGCTTGCGGAACAGTTCGCCTGCGCCCGCTGCCGAGAGCAGGGCGTTGCGTAGGCGGATGTCCTCAATGCCGAGATCCTTCAGGGCGACGAGCGCCGAGCCGCCCTCCTTCTTGATCTTGCCCAGACCTTCGACAAACGAGACCATTGCGTTGGCGGCGTTGTCCTTGAAGGACTTGGAGAACTTGTCGGCGCTCATGCCCGCAACCTCTGCGAACTTCTTCAGGTCGTCGCTCTGCGTTTCAACGGCCAGCGACATCTCGGAGAAGGCGCGTGAGAACGCGGAGCCACCGGCGTCGGCCTGGATACCGACGGAAGCAAGTGCGCTGGAGAAGGAAAGCACCTGATCCTCGGTGAGTCCAACCTGCTTGCCGGTAGCGGCGAGGCGCAGCGCCATAGCCGCGATCTCCTGCTCGGTCGAAGCACCGTCGTTACCGAGGGCGACGAAGGTAGAGCCAAGCCGGCGGAAGTCCTTGGACGAGGTGCCCATGATGTTTGACAGGCGGGCGAGTGCGTTAGCGGCGTCGGTTGCTGAAAGGTCGGTTGCGATGCCCAGCTCTGCTGCGGTCTTGGTGAACTTGACGATGTCCTTGGAGGCAATGCCAAGGGCACCGGCCTGCCCTGCGAGGTCGTTCAGGTCATTGACGTTGACCGGGATCTGCTTGGCGAGGCCGCGCAGCCCCTTCTCCAGGCTTGCGAAGTCCTTTTCGGTCCCGTCAACGGTCTTTCGGACCTCGGCGAAGGAGTCCTCAAAGTCCATCGCGGCGTTGACTGACTTGACGAGCGCAGCGGCCAGTACGACAGCGCCCGCAGCCGCGCCCATCTTGGCGGCGGCCCCGAACTTGCCCATTGAGGCGGTGGTTCCCTTTGCGGTGGCCCCGGTCTGCTTGAGCTTACCGTCGAGTGCGGCAAGCTGTGCCTGAGCGGTACCGGTCGAAGCATTTACGAGAATGTTCAAAACAGCGGCAGTGCTAGCGATGGGGTACTCCTTTCCACTCAGACATCGGGGTTACAAAAAACAGGCGAGCCGGTTATCGACTCGCCTGTTTGTCTGCTTCTGCTTTGTCGTGCCTTGCCCGCTCGGCGTAGTAGCTGGGCCACACGACGGTTAGCTCGTAGTTGCTCATGCGCTGGCCCAGTTCGCTGATCGGCATCTTCATCTCCAGGGCAAGCTCGGCCATGAAAAGTGGGTCAGCTATTGATGGCGGGAGCGACATCAGGTTCAGTCGCCCCAGCGTGTCCCTCTCCCTCCACGCCAGCCTGAAAGGTGGCGCTCGCTTCCTCAATCGCCTCCTTGTCTACGCCGGAGAGTTCGTCTATCTTCTCGACTACGCGATTGAATGCGACTCCGTACTTCTCGGCGACCTGCTGTGCCTCGGCGACCGTGAACTTCGGTTCAACGCAACCGTGGGCGAACTGAAGAACGCTCATCACCGCGACATCAACCGTTGCGGACTGACCTCCGCGGGCGTCGGTGACCATCTTCAGCGCCTTGCTCTGCGCTTCGTTGCTGAACTGAGCCGGGAGTGCTCGGACCCTGATGGATTCGCCCTTGACCGGCACATCCTCAACTGTGCCCTCTGCGAGGTCGCCGGGGCCGTCAAGCCATGCTGTTTTGGTGGATACTTTCATGCTGCTCCTTCTGGTTGGTGGCTGTAAAGCCGGTGGCTACGGGGCCGAGGCGGATTGCCCCGGCCCCGATGAATCACGAGGTGGCGCGGGCAACGCCAGCAGTTCCCGCATTTCTGAACGTCGCTTCGATGGTGTTCGCATCGCCGACCGCACCTGCGAGGGTGGGGTTCGTGAACAGGCGCGAGACCTGCGTGTAGACGACGGTTCCAGCGGCGTCCGGCCACACCTTGACGGCGAACGTTCCGCCCGAGGTGTAGAGCGCCTGAAGGGTGTCGGCCACCGAAGACGCGGCGTGATCGTTGAAGAACGACGCGCTGATGGTCGAGTCCTTGAGACCCTGCCCGAAATCACGGTACGAGTCACCGAATGAAGTGAACTCCACTTCGTCTGCCGAGTCCTCGATGGTGACGCTTGAACAGTGGTCGGAGAGATCCACGGCGTTCACCGTGATCTTCGCATTGATAAGCACTTCTTTGGCCATTTAGACCAACTCCTTTGGGTCGATTGCGATGGGTGCGCGGGAGCGCTCGGAGGTGCGCGAACGCGCCCCCCGCTATCGGTGGCTGGAGTGGTGGCTGGGTAAGTTTTAGGGGGCAGTCAGAACGACTGCGAAAGTTGCTCCGGCGTGGCGGTACTCCTGGTCGCCTACGGGCTCCAGGTACTCGACATCCCCCACATGTGTGAGGTCGGCGAGATGCTTGCCGGTTACCGTGATTGTGCCGCCGTCAAGTGCCGTGTCTATGGCACTAGCGATAGCGTCTACGGTGTTGGAGGTAGTGCTGCGGTCAACTGCTTTGACCAGCCAGACCTCACGGTTGAAAGCGTTGGGTGTCGAGAAGGCGCGGGTCTTAGTCCCTGCCATCTGGTTAAAAATCACCAGCGGGTAGGTCGCATCAGGCGGTGCCTGCTCGTGGTAGATCCGGGTGCTGACCGCGGAGGTTACGCCGGACACCGTGCCGAGCTTCGCGTAGAGGGCCTGTCGGACGGCGAAGCTCATATCTCCTCCACCGCATCTCCTAGCGCCTTGAGAATATCGTCACGATGTTCCTCAAGCGCTGGTGTAAGGAATGGCCGAGCCACCCTGTTGTTAACCGAGCCATATTCGACCAAGAAGCCGTATGGAAAGTTATTGTCAGAGCGGGCCTCGGCCCTTACCCGATAGCCGACTTTGTCGCTGTATTCGTACTCATAAACCGTGATGGAGTCGCGGAGCCTACCGGCGTGTTTGCCGGTGCCTACCGGAACCTTTGACCGGGCCGTCTTTTTGATCTCTTCAGCGCCCTCCTTCAGTATGCGCTTTGCATCGCTGGGGAGACTCGCAGCGATGAACGTGAGACGGGACTTCAGCGCGACCATCAGGTCACCTCTTTCGCTTCCACCCGCAGGCTCACAGGCCAGGAGCGCGGTGCTCTGAGTGCCACCACCGAATAGGTGCGGCTATCAAGGCTGATGACTGAATCGTCCTCTACAGCGGCGTCATAGGGGAAGGTGAAGACGTACTCGGTGTCCGGGTGGATGCGGTCGCCTTCGATCCGCTCGCCGGCCATAGCAGCGGGTGCTATGCGGCAGGCAATCGTGCCAGAGGCGACGTAGGTGGTCGAGCCGCCGCCGCCGCCGTCAGATACCCATGCGCGGTCCTGAATGATCGCGGAGTCAGGCAGTGAAGCGTCGAGTGTTGACCGCATGGCGGTCAGTTCAGAAGCGGTCAGCACTCTTGGTCGCCTTCGGCTTCTCTACGGCCTTCGGCTCGTTGACCACGGCGAGGCCACCGATG